AGGCTTTCGTTTTAGGCCGTTAGCGGCGACAAGTCCAGAGAGTGTTCCGGTCATAAAGACTGTCAGTGTGGACAAGAGATCTATGAATTGCGCGTCATTGGGCGATTGCTCAAGCGGTTGGGTAACAAAGAGCAGGCCGTAAACGAAGCCAATGACGGTCACTGCGAATGTTACTGCAATAGTGCAACCTACAAATACGATCATGCGCGCGTGTAGGTAGTCAATTTCTGAACGATCTTTAGCCATTAGAGACCCTTTCGCATTGTGTGATAGTCGAGCAGCGTGTCATTGGGCCTGTCTTTGGCGCGTTGGTGCGTGTCGTTTCGCAAGCGGTTAGCACAAGTGCAAGCATGACACTAACCAAGTAGTAGCGCGGCTTCATAAAACATTATGAACCGTATGGATTGGGGATCATATTTCGTTCAATAAATTCTTCGTATTCGGCAGGCGTCATTGGTCGTACAAGACCGTCTACTTGTATAAATACTGAGTCGTGTGGGTACATTTCTACCGCTTCTGCGTGTGTCATGGTTTATGCCTTTGCGTATCCGTACACATAGATTGTGCCGCCTGTGATTGTGCCGCCGCCGCCAGTAAGAGTAAAATCTGTGTAACTAGTATTATTTGCTAAGTAACCGTTTACAAAACCTGCACGACCTGTAATGGTTGGGTCAACTACGGATGAGTTCATAACTGTTGGTGATGACAAAAACGGTGCTATTAACTCAATACTGCTACCTAAAGTATTTGTGTTATAAGTACCACCGGGAAAATATGCAATGTTCGCTCCGCCAGATGGCGTTGGTGTGCCTGTTACATAAGCCGTATAAGTAGCACCATAATAATAGCCAGTAGTAGTACTACCCAATTTTAATTGTAAATCTTGGTTTGTGCTACCTACGCCGCCAGCAACAACAATTTTGTAATTGTCATAAGTTGTAGAAAACGCGCCAGTCACAGCAACGCTTGAAACTGTCGTACCAATAGTTTGAGCCTTTACAAGCACTAAGCCGTTAGCGGCTGCAAAACTAAAGTTTGCATTAAGCGAACTAGCGGTAAGGACTTCGCCTGCGGTATATGTCGTTAGTGGCATGTTTCTATCCTAGGACATTGTCTTCGTCAAGTGTGCCATATACCAGATCATCCAAGATGAGCTCATAGACGATCGTGGTCGGCGAAGTGAAGTAGGTAACTGCGTGCCCAGCCGACAAAGTGAGTCTGTGCTCAAGGCCTTCAATGGTGAGATCTTGAGCAAATTGGGTTGGGCCTGCCGAAGTCGTAATTGACTTTTGGATATTGATGAGGTCGCCTACATCAAGTATCGCTAGAGCGTCTTGGTCTAGTGCGGCTGTGCCGGGGAACTCTGTGCCTAAGAAATTGAAGCGCGCTTCGGGATCTGGACTGATGAGGTATTGAGCAAGTGTGAGAGCCGCCGCGTCATTATGTAGGAGCGAGTCGGTGATTGATTGTGTCTGCACAAGGTAAGCGGCTTGGCTGACTAGGTCTTCGGCGACTTCTGGCGATGTTGCTCCAGCGTGTTGAACGGATGCACGATTGACCACTGTGTCCGCTTGGAAGGAGATGTCAATAGCCGAGTAGCCGATCTCGGTTCCGTCATCATGGAATTCGGCGACAGGGACTCCGAGCGTCGTGCCTAGACGCTTTTGGAAGGTCATTGTGCCTTCTCGATCCACAAAGATTCTGCCCTGCTCCGCCTCATTGATTTTGTTGGCGTAACCTGCGACCGATGTACCGTTGGCGACTGTGTAGGCGGCTGATCCACCAAGGGTCGCCACGCCTGTCTCAATGCTCCGTGTGCCCGTATAGGCGACTTCTGGGAGGTCTAGCAGGTCATCAAAACGATCGCTGGAGAGCTGCTCTGTGACATTCCATTCGGCAAGAAAAGTCTGTCCAAGCTGATAGGAGAAGTCCGCACAATTTACCGTAACTGTGTCCAGACCGCCGAGCGTGAAGGTGTAGTCGTAGTTCACGATGTAGCCCACCCAAAGAAGTTCTTTGACATTGGTAGAGCTGTATCGAGAGAAGCGGACTTCGCGAAGCGGTGCAAGCCCCGGCTGATTATTGTTCGGGTCGTAATAAGGCGAAGTCGTGTCAAAAGGATTGAACACTCCGTCGGCGTAAGTGTCGTTTAGCGTGAAGTTCATTGTGCCATAAGCGAACTGGTCGCCAGTGTTCGCGCGTCCGCGTTTTGCTGTAAGCGAGATTGTGCCGTCCATAACGGTCGCGAATTGCGATGTACCGTCAAGCACATATTCGGTGTTGTTTAGTTCGCCTTTAAGATCGTCGTCAAGTACAAAAGCGTTCCAGTCGTACCCTGTGTCAATTTCAAGGTCGTAGTTACCTGACCCGATTACCGCTACCCCAGCCATTACGCGACCGCTATGTTCGCTGGGCCGTTCTGCCTATTAAACGCTCTGATCGCATTGACTACAGCTGTGCCGATCTCCGCGCTTGAGCCAAGACCGCCAGTGATGTTGATTGTGTAGTTGCCCATTCCACCGCCGCGTCCAGATAGTGGGATGACCGCTTCAGGGCCGCGCTCGCCGATCATTGCAAGCGTGGGCCCTGTCACGATTCCACCGTCCGCGAGCATAGGGATATTCGGAACGGAGAAGCCTTTGTCACCAAGACCCGGCACCCATGAAGGGAACTTAAAAGAAAGTTTGCCAATCGTTCCATTCCAAAGTTTTGCGATGCCGTTAAAAAGTGTCTTAAAAATACTGTAAAGCCCTGTGAAGTAAGAAGTAAGTCCGTCAAAGACTGCTTTGCCGCCTGCAACGAGTGCATCAAAAACAATGTCTACTAATTTGCGGAATCCATCAAATTTGTCGTAAGCAAGTTTGAGCGCAATGACAAGTAAGCCAACGCCGATTGCGATAAGCGCAAATGGGTTAAGTGCCATTGCGATATTGGTGAGCACGATTGCAGCTGCGACTAGACCGATCGTTCCTGCAATAATTGTGAAGGCTTCTGGGTTTTCTTGTGCCCAGTCTGCAAACTTTTGTAAGTATGGCAAGACTGCTTCTAAGACTGGGAGTAGAGCTGCACCGATTCCTTCTTTTGTTTCGGCGATTGAGTTCTTAAAAATAGCCATTTTCCCTGCGGCTGTGTCAGCGTTTGCCGCTACTGCTCCGCCAAAAGTTCCACCAAGAGCCGCCATGATTTCGTCAAGGTCTGCTCCGTCGTCGACCATTGTTTTGATCTCTGGAGAAAGGTTTTTAAGTGCCTTAAAGTTTCCTTCATAAGCTTTAGCAAGAGCATCGGCAACTGTCGCGGAGTCGGTATGTAGACCTTTTGCAATATCCATGACGAGGTTCATGTCGCCCATTGCTTTATCGGCGTCTTTTGTTCCTATGGTCAATTTTTCTAGAGCTACTCGATATTCAGTGTCTGCAATACCAGACGCGCGACTCATGGCGGTAATTTGATCTTCTAAAGATTTAACCTGTGCGTCCGATGCGCCAGTCGTGTTTTGGAGAATTAATTTAAGGTTTGCTTGTTCTTGTGCGTCTTCCATTGCAGCTTTGGTTGCGTCACCAAGTACGACTGCTAGACCTGCGATTGCTGCGGCTGCTGGGACTGCTGCTTTCTTAATTGCAAACTGCGCTTTCTTAGATGCGCCTTCAAGAGACTTAAATTCGGCAATGGCTTTTTGAGTGCCTTTGGCGTCAAATTCGGAGATAATTGGGATATTTACTGATGCCATTAGGAGACCACATTCCGATCGACTTTGTCCATGACAGTCTCAACGATTCGCCGCATTTCTGACTCGACTGTGTCGTTGTTCTTTTCCATTGCTTTCCACATTACTCTTGATCGGTTGCCATATCGCGCCGAGAGAGCTGCGCCAAGTCTGCCGCTTGCAGCCATGTCAAAGAGTGTGCCAGTTGAGCCCGAGTAGACAATGTTGAAGACCCCGACATTCCTGATCTGTCCACGGAACTCCGAGACCTTTTTAGTGTTGATCTTGGCGGAGATCTTCTGCTTCCTGCCTGCTTCCCAAGGAAGCATCTTAAATCCTGATTTTGTAGTCCAATTCCTACCCATGCCAGAAAGCGGAACTGTGCCGGGGATAAGAGCTAGAGCGTCGTTAATGACTGGCTTGGCGACATTGCGAAAGTCTTTTGCAATTTCGTTACGAAGTCCAGGCTCAACAGAATTAAGTTTTTTGATTGCGTCTTTAAGTCCGTAGACCTCAATCTTTGTGTTAAGTCCGTCAGCCATGTCACCTCTTTTTGTTTTGTTTTTCTAGCACTGCGACAATGGTAATAAGATCTCGCGTGTCGAAAGTGTCAGCGTAGAAAGTAGGAGACCACCCTGTCGCGACTACAAGTTCGGCGAGTCTTCGCCTGTAGCCGCGTCCGTAGGGTTTGGGTTTGTCTCATCCGTTACAGGAATAATCTCCATGTTTGGATTTTCGGCAACCCATTTTTGCCAAGTGTCAGGAAGGTTTTCACCTTTTAGGCGTAGCAATACCCACGCCCAACAACACCAATCCGAGACGCCTGGCTGAATACCGTCGCCGAGTCTGCGATTCATTAGGCGTTCCCATTCAGTCCAAGAGAACAGGTTTGTGTATAGGAACTCTTCTTTGCCGTTCCTAATTACTTTGATTTTAATCTTCATTGTCTTTCCTTTCGTCGGGCCAAGGAAGGCCGTTAATTATGCTGTGACATCAGCCGAAAAGACGCCACCCATAAAGGTAATGTCGATTGACTGTAATTCGCCAAGCGATGCGGAGATCACTGGCAAAGACTCAAGATAGGTGCCTGTCAGAGTGAAGCCAGGATTCGTGCTGGAGTCCGCTGCGTCCGAAGGATTCACGACAATATTTAATTTCGTGCCAACAAGCGGTGCAAGTGTCGCGTATGTCGCTGAAGCGGCATAGCTCAAAAATAGGGTTAGCGTACATTCGTTATCCTCGAGGCCAGCCGTAAAAGTGTTTGATGTATTTCCGAAGACCGTGTCATTTAGAGCAGAGACAGTCCTAGTCACAGTGGCACTTGTGCACCAGCCCGTAAGGTTTACGGCGCCGACGAGCACTTTTGGATTTGAGAGAATTGTGGATGTTGCAGCCATGATGATTACTCCTTGGAAGTGTTGGATTTAGTTTGACACATAATGAGACCGAGAGTGTGGATTAGGCAGTCTGCACGACAGTCGAGACCGACAGCTCATAAGCAGGAAGCGTGGAGCCACCGATATCTAGGTTCGTTGGGCGTCCAGAGACCACGCC